GTTTATTCAGATGAGTCAACAGTTACAAATGTTGAAGGTGAAATATTAAAAATAAAAACTGATAATCCTAAAGTAGCTAAAATACTTCATAATTTATTTTATGATGTGATGAATATAGAATTTAATTTATGGCCATGGCTTCGTAATTTAACAAAATATGGTGATCATTTTCTTTATTTAGAAATAATAGATAAGTATGGTATTGTTAATATAAAACCATTACCTGTATATGATGTATTCAGAATGGAAGACCATGACCCAGCTAATCCAAAATTAGTTCAATTTGAAATAGAATTAAATGATGAAACAACTATACCTCAAAAGAAAGATAATGAATTATATGAAAGTTATGAAATAGCTCATTTTAGATTACTTTCAGATTCCAATTTCTTACCATATGGTAAATCTACATTAGAAGGTGCTCGTAAAGTATGGAAACAATTAACTCTTATGGAAGATGCTATGTTGATTCACAGGATTATGAGAGCACCAGAAAAAAGAGTATTTAAACTTGATATTGGAAACATACCACCAAATGAAGTTGAAAACTTTATGCAACAAATAATTAATAAAATGAAAAAGATACCTGTTATAGATCAAAAAACAGGTGATTATAATTTAAGATATAATATTGAATCAGTTACAGAAGATTATTTCTTACCTGTTCGTGGTGGTGACAGTGGTACAGCAATTGAAACTTTACAAGGATTAACAAATGATGGTGCTATAGATGATATAGAATATCTACGAAACAAATTAATGGCAGCATTAAAAATACCAAAAGCGTTTTTAGGATATGAAGAGGGTGTCGGAAGTAAAGCTACATTAGCTGCTGAGGATGTTAGATTCGCAAGAACAATTAATAGATTACAGAAAATAGTTGTATCAGAACTTGAAAAAATAGCCATAGTTCACTTATATACACAAGGATTTGAAGATGCTGAATTAATTAATTTTGATTTAGAATTGACAAATCCATCTATGATTCACGAACAAGAGAAAATAGAATTGTTAACTCAACAAGTTGAGATAGCTGGCAGTTTAATGGAAAAACAATTATTTTCTAGACAATGGATTTATGATAATATATTTGAACTAAATGATCAAGATAAGAAAAAAGTATTTGATGAAATTATTGAAGATTTAAAACAACAATTTAGATTTGAACAGATTGCTACAGAAGGAAATGATCCAGCTGTAACAGGTGAAAAAGATAATTCTTCAGCTGAAGCTGGGGGGAGTAGTGGAATGTTTGAATCAGATTGGGGTGGTAGTAAACCAAATAGATTTAAGAAAGATGTAAATCCACATGGTGGAACAGCTCAAGATTTAGCCGCAGCAACATCTTATGAAAGAGGTAATAATGGTGCTAGAGAATTTAAAGGTGGTTCACCATTGGCCACATCTAAAGGTTCAACACTTGTTGCGAGAGAAGGTTTACTAAATCAACTTAAACAAAAGTTTGGAAAATCAACAAATGGTAGTATTTTAAACGAAGAAAACTTATTAAATGACGAAGAAAATGAATAAATCTATTCAAAAGTATAAAAATTTGATATTTATAAATGAACAAATGTATAGTAATAATATAGTAATGGAGAACTCTGTATGCGACCATCTAAAGTGAAGCATTCAAAGATCCGTAATACTGGTTTATTGTTTGAATTTTTACTCAGACAGATAACAGCGGATGTATTGAATAAGAGGGATAATTCTAAAGCTGCTCATATGATCAAGAAAAGATTTAATGAAAGAACAGAGTTAGGTAAAGAATTAGCCTTATATAATATTTTAATAAATAAAAAATTTGATTCGGATAAGAAAGCAGATTATTTTATTAATGAAGTAGTATCAGAAAAAACAAAATTAAATAATTCAACTTTAAAAAGAGAGAAATATAATCTTATAAAAGAGATTAAAGATAATTATGATTTAGGGAAATTTCTTTCTTCTAAAGTGAAAAATTATCCTGTATACGCTTCAATATATAAATTATTTGAATATAAAAATATATCTCCTGCTGAAAAAACAGAGTCTCATTTTAATTTGGTTGAACATGTAACGACAAATAAAAAGAATAATATAAATTCTTCTTTAAGTGCGGTTTTACCAAAAGATGAAGATTTAAGAATTATTACTTATAAAACACTTTTAGAAAAATTTAATTCAAAATATACAAAATTAAATTATCCACAGAAATCTTTATTGAGAGCTTATATTAATAATGTATCTAATACAAATTCATTAAAAGAATATATAGAAACAGTTACTCCTGTAATTAAAAGAGAACTTAAAAAATATTCAAAAAATTTATCAGATGATGTTGTTAAGATTAAATTAAAAGAGGCTATTAAATCTGTTGATAAATTTCTTGGTTTGTCAAAATCTAATTTTGTAAAAGATAAAGTAGTTGTTCAAACTATGAGATATATGGAACTTTTGAAGGAGTTAAAGAAAAGTGGAAATAAAAACACAAAAGTCCTTTAATGATTTAATTTCATCTTTAACTGAAGAAATTTTAGATGAAGAAGAATTAGATGAAACAACAGGAACAGGTGCTGTAGCTGGATATAATACACCATTTTTTGTTGGTAAGAAAAAAAAGAAAAAATATAAAGATAATACCTATAGAGAAAAATTAGGTGAGGCTTTAGAAGATAAAGATTTAGTATTAATAAAAAAGTTAGTTCGTAGTGTAATCGCAGATGTATTAAGAGATATTTGGATTAGACGAGCTAGTTGGAAATAAATAGGAGAAAATTAAATGCCAGATTATAAACCAGATCCAAATGATTCGAAAAAACAAGTGCCTGGTCCTACAAATAAATATGTGAGTACTAGGACATCAACTGTATCACCAACATCTATGTCCAAAACACCACATTATGTTTTGGTTGCGGCTGATTGTACTAATACTGTTGGTTTCTTTTTTGGTACTTCTGCTTCATTTTCATCTAAAGTTCAAGAAGAAGCTAAACCTGGTACATGCTATAATTTAACAGGTTCTGGATATTATCAAATTTTTGGTGGTGAAGGAACTTTAAAAGCTGGTACTAGATTAGATATTCATCCAATGGCTTGGAGTGGAAGTGCAACTGATTCTGTAACATTTATATACAAAAGTGGTTTAAGTACAGGAGGATTCTAATGTCAAAGAACTTATTAGTAGATTATATACCATTTGAAGTAACAAAAGAAACAATAAATGAATCAATCAAAACCAATGATGGTAGATTGATTGTTAAAGGTGTTCTTCAAAGAGCAGAAGCAAAGAATCAAAATGGTAGAGTGTATCCAAGAGAAACTCTTGTTAGGGAGGCTAAAAAATATGCTGAAACTCAAATTAAAGAGAGGAGAGCATTAGGTGAACTTGACCATCCAGATTCTTCTGTTGTTAATTTAAATAATGTATCTCATAATGTATTAGAAATGCATTGGAAAGGAGATGATTTAGAAGGAACTGTTGAAGTTCTTGGAACACCAGCTGGAAATATATTAAAAGAACTGTTCAAAAGTGGTATCAAACTTGGTATTTCATCTCGTGGTTTAGGTTCTGTAAAAGAAATAAGTGAAGGTGACGATAAAGAAGATACAGTACAAGTTCAACCAGATTTTGAACTTATCGCATTTGACTTTGTATCCAATCCATCTACACACGGAGCTTTTTTATCACCAACAAACGAAGGTAAACTAAACGAAGGTAAAGTAGGAACGAGAAATGGTGTATGTTGCCACGATTGTAAAGTGGAATCTATAATCAACGATATTTTCAGAGGAGAATAAGATGAAATATAGAGATATATTGGGATACGAAGAGGAAAAAACTCCTACCAAAGAACAAAAATCTAAACCTAAAAAAAATCAAATTCTCGAAGGTATAAAAACAGATTTAAATAATTTTGGGGAAGACATGTTTAAAAAAGACTTACAAGAAGTTAGTGCAGCTCCTCAATATAAAAAAATGTATAAAGATATTATTAAGGCGGAAAATCAATTAGCTAAATCAGTTGATAAAATGGCATCATTTTTAAATAAAAAAGGTTTAAAAAATCAGAGTATGATGTTAAAGGGAAATTATATACAAGATGTTAGAGATTTTGTAGATAAATTTCTAAAAGGATTTATTAAGGAATTACTATAATGCCATCAAAGTCAAAATCTCAACAAAGATTTATGGGAATGGTAAGAGCAGCTCAAAAAGGTGAATTGGAAAATCCATCAAAATCTGTTAAAAAGGCTGCTAAATCAATGGATAAAGATGATGTAGATGATTTTGCATCAACAAAACATAAAGGATTACCAAATAAAGTGAAAAGAGAACAAAGAGTCAGAGAATTAATAAAGAAAATGGTTCGTGAAATGATGGATGAATCATTACCTGATAAAATAAACTCTAAATTTAAAAAAATGAAACACAAAGATGATTCCGAATTGGGTGATGATTTTTATGATCATCATATGTCGCACAGTGGTCCTCACATTTCTGGCATTCCGGCAGAAGATGATACAATTGATTGGGATGATGAAAAAGATGACAATGAAGGTGGATTACAAAGAGATAAAGATAAATCCAAAAAAGGATACGAACCAGTTAGAGAATCACGAGTTAAATTAGCTTCTAAAAAAGATGTTAATTTTCACGGAAATATTGCTCAATTAGTTGGTAAAAAACATTCAATGGGATTGGATAAAAAATCATTACTTATGTTATTAAAAGCACTTCGTAAACACGCAAGTATTACATTTAATGAGGGAAAACTTAATGAAGCAAAAGTTATTACATTACCGAATGGTGTTAAAGTTAAGATTAGTTTTGGTAAAGTAACATTAATGGATAGAAGAGGAAAAATAGAATTAGATAGAGGTGAACTTCAAAAGTTTGGTGATGCTGTTAAAAAACATATGGGAATTAGAGAGGGATTTGCAGGTGCTCTTAAAAAAGAAGATAGAAAGAAATTTGATAAGGGTAGAAGAAAACAAGCAGAAGTTCTTGGATATAAATTAACTGGTACAAGTGATATGAAAGTTGAAACGGATGACGCTACAGTTCACGAAGCCAAAGAAAGAAATTATAAAGAAGAATACAAGAAATATGGTTCATCTAAAAAAGCTAAAAAATACAGAGCTGA